TTCTTTGTACCTCTGGATCTAATGTATTCAGCAGTCTTTCTAACAGACGTTCTCATGTCCGTTGCTGTGCTGTAACCTAATAAGTCTCTTGCTTTGTCCGATGAACACACTGCTAGTTTAACTTCTTTAGGTCTGTCCTTGTGGTGTATAGGATCTAAATTAATTCCAGTTTCGTTGGCACATGCTTCTGCTAACTCATTGATTGTTATAGGTTCTTCGTCTGGTCCTATGTTGATAATTTCGCCAACAACGTTATCTTGGAATGCAAGTGCATTCAAACAATACAAGCAATCATCAATATAACTAAAACATCGTTGTTGCATACCATCTCCGTATATGATAGGTTGTTTGCCTTGTAGCATTCTGTTTAACATGATAGACATTACATTTCTAAACGGGTCATCGTACTTCTGTCTCGGTCCGACTATGTTGTGCGGTACAGCAATAACATACTCTACTCCATGTGTTTCGCATAAATTTCTTAACACATCTTCACCTGCCTTCTTTGCGATACCATATGGATCCTGTGGACGACATTCGTAATCTTCTTTGTATGGCATCTCATCATGATGGCCATATCTTGCCATGCTTGAACAATACACAATACGTTTCACCTTGTTTCTTATTGCGGCAGTGATTGTTGTAACTGATGCTTCAAAAATATTTCTTGTAACAAGTACAGGAGAAAATACAGAAAGACCTTCGTAGGCAGTAGCGGCAGTGTGATACACTATATCACATCCTTCCATTGCTTTGGTCATGTTCTCTAGATCGCAACAGTCCACTTGATGGAACTCCACATCTTGTGGTACATTATCTGTATAACCACCGATCATGTTATCATTACCGGCAACAGTATGTCCTTGTGATATCATCAAATCTGCTAGGTGTGACCCTAAAAATCCTGCGACGCCTGTTATAAAAATTTTCATTTTAAGTATTTAATTTAAGTTATGCACGGTAAAAAACTTTGTCTGGCCAATGATCCATTAGCACCTTAAACCCCATTGAGCTTATGTGTTTTTCAATTTCAGCATTACTACTTCCATATTTTTTAGTATTATTGTTTAATTCTATCATTAGATACTGCACACTTTCTAATGTTTTTGTTGCACCTTTAAGCACTTCCATTTCGTATCCTTCGACATCTATCTTGATCAGGTCCACATTTTCATATGCTAGACTATCCAGTGTAACCATCCGGATGTCTCCCTCTTTCTCCACCCTCTTTGCCTGAGTGAAGTCATCTTCCGTAAGAGATATGTGTTTTATTTCAGATCCCACAGCTTCTTGTCGAGGATCACAGTTGATTGTGCAGTTACGTTGTAGACATGCGAAGTGCACCTTGTCAGGTTCAAAAGCAATTACATTCTTAGCAAATGGCTCAATAGCCTTAGACCATGTACCACACCATGCACCTACGTCTATAACTGTCTTGAATTTCTTGTTCTGTGTTTGACAATAAGCCAGGAATTTCAGCAGACATTTGTTCTGTGTGAATGGTTGCCCCGTCTTCCATTGCTCAATATGTATGTCATTTGATGGAACCCACAAGTTGTTTACTTTTTCTATTTTCACAATATTCCTTTATCCAATAATATTTCTACTGCTTTTCCGCTAGTAATTTCTTCTGGTGTGAACTGCTGATAGGCAAGACTGTATAGCCATTCTTCGCAACCAACAAAGAAAGGATTTTCGATGTCTGCAAGTTCTTGTCCTGCAACTTCTTTAGCAAAACTCTTGTTATCTGCTATGACCGGAATGCCCATACACTGTGCTTCCACGGCCGCTATCGAACAACTTGTTACCAAACACCAAGCATCTTTTAAATCCTCTGACAGTGGAACTGTTGCTTCGCTTGGTCCTGATGTTCCCCTGCCCCTAGGTTTTTGTCTAATTTTTATTGGTCTGTCTGTGTATCTTTTGATTTGTTCTACAGTTTCTTTTGTCCAATTAGGTCTGTCTAAATAGTTGTGAATACCAGCTGAGCTAGGACATACTAATATGTAACTGCCTTTAAAGTTAGGTGCTTTAATTTGTATATTAAACTTTTCAAACCTATCAGCCTTACAACCCCTTATATAACTTGCATGAATTTTATTTCTACATATACGCCAATAGTGATTGTCTGCTTTTAAATTATTGTTGTCGAATCTACCAAAGTATGGAGTATCAGTAAACCAAAATTGATGTTTACGTGCTTCTAATTTTTTAACCATAGCTCTATTGTTACCAACAAATCCCCAGAACATACTGTTTGCTATAGGTTCTATTTCAGTTTGGTTATCTAGCAATTTTGTTTCTTCAGGCCAAGACTTTTGCACACCATCGAAGACTTCGTATGCTTTGCTATTTTTATTATTAAATGGTGCGTAAATTGTTAACATCTATAAATTCTTTTAATTGTTTTGCCCACTGTTCGTGGCCTTCGGCTGACGGATGTGGATCGTTAGGACTTACTATTAAATTTTTATCAGAGGCAAATTCAAGTTGACTCACTTTTGGATTAAAGAATCTATCCATGTTGATTGCATTTCTAATTACAGTAAAGTCTTCGGTGCCGTTACCAAAATCGTTAGGCAGAGAGTTATACATCACATAAGGTATTCGCTTACGTTCAAAATAATTTTGCAAATCAAAAACATTATTAAGGAACTTCATAGTAAGATTGTTTTCTATATCCCAGCCTTTTTGTTTTCGTATGAAACTTACATTGTCCAATGTCTTCCAAGTCCGCCAAGTAAGATCAGTACCTGGTATACGGCCTTTCTTCCACCCGTCGTCTGTTATGTAATCGTTCCTTATTGCACTAGACCACCCTATCACAGCAAAAATATCTTCGTTATTATTTTGCTCACACCAAACCTTAGTTGAAAAACTTATTCTAGTATTACCACGACCACCCATTGCAAGGTTAAACAATTCTAGATTATAACCTTCCGCTAAGATTTTTGTGGTAAATGTGTCTACCCCGTCTTTGTTTCTCGGTGTTAAGAAACTACACCCATTTGATAATAATTTGCTCATGCTGTTGTTTAGTAGTATAATTATAGTATACTTACTGACAAAATGCAAACATGAAAAACATAGATTCGATCAAATACTTTTTAGACAAATGGGAAATGGTAGATAATGGTTATGATTATACAGTGCCATACCATGAAGATATTGATCCAAACTTTACAAGTTTACCAACGTTCGTCGCAGAATTTCATAATGTTAAGGTAAACACTTGCCCGGTACTTGTTACTATGGCTAACAAACTTATAACCAATTATGTTTGGGGACTCACACATGCCAGCAAACACAAACCTCAAAAATCACACAAACTTTGGACTGACTGGAGTGATGATGTGGATGTTGCATTACCACCTACTACTGAATTCTTTGACAAGAAATATCATTACGTATGGTTACCAATCGATGAAGCAAGTGCAGAAAACCCATGGCATATTTGGATTGACGTTATATCTAAATTTAGACTTATGGAAAAAAGATGGTCCACAGACTTTACAAGATACTGTTATGTGTTAGCAAACGAAAGCAAGTATCTAAAAAAATGCATCAAAGAATTATTTCCTGAAGTTAAAGTTCTAGTGATGCCAAAAGGGGAAACATGGCAGTTTAAACATTTGCTAGTGCCTAGTCTAAGTAATTCTAGAGACGGTGTTATTACTCCTCACCTAGCCCCATGGCTAAGACATTTTAAAGGAAGACCTGGACTTAAAGGCATAAGAGCACACAGAAAAATTGTTGTGTTACGTCCAGGTGCTAGAACAAGAAAACTAACAAACTCTGATGAACTACTGTTAGCACTTAAAGGTTATGAAGCAGTTGTGCTTGAAAATATGAGTATCAAAGAACAAATGAAAACATTTGCAGAAGCAACACACATTGTTGCGGCTCATGGTGCAGGTCTAATAAATTTATTATGGTGTCAGCGTGGAACAAAGGTAATCGAAATACAAGACCCTAAAATGATTCATAAAAAAGTTTATCCAGTATTGTCACACCATTTAGAATTAAAGCATGAACTATACCTAGCAGACACAGTGCCAGTACCAATGGATGGTAAGAAAAAGCCTGCAGGCATAAAGAGAAAAAGCGATTTAATTAATTTTAAAGTGAATGTTGCAGAATTAGTTAGACATTTAGATTAAATTGGTAATTTATATCTGGTAACAAGACAACCTTAAATACGAGTAATGATTTACGTTAGTTCCACTAATAGACAACTCACAGAAAAATATGTCGACTGGGCAATGCAAGGACTACCTGGTGCAAAAAAGTTATTACCTAATGAAATTATTAATAAAAAAGATTGTACTAAAGCTGTAATGTTTGGAGTGCTACGTGGAACACATCTAGTATATAAATGGGCAGAAAAAAACAAGATTGATTTTTATTACATGGACAGACCGTATTGGGGTGAAACAAGAAACAATCCTTACTACACTAAAATTGTAAAGAACAATCATTTAAAGACCTGGCAAGAGAACAGACCCGATGACCGTTTTAAAAAATCATTTCCGTGGCCTATTAACCCGTGGAAGAAAGACGGGAAGAATATTATTGTATGCCCGCCATCTAATGCTATAAAAGAATTTTTTGGAGTACACGACTGGCTAGACCAAACATTAGAGACGCTTAAAGCTAATACCGATCGTCCAATAATAGTAAAGAATAAAGGATATAATCCAATTATAGGATACAATGACAACGGAGGAATGATAGTAGCAGGCAAAGATAATACTGCACCTAGTGGACCGATCGATTGGAATAATGCGTATGCTATTGTTACCTACAATTCAAATATCACATTAGAAGCTACTACTAGAGGTATTCCGTGTTTTACTGATGTGCATAATGCCTGTGCACCTATATCAGAAACAGATTTCTCAAAGATAGAAAAACCTTGCTACATTGACCGAGAACCGTTATACTATTCAATGGCATACGGTCAATTCACAGCAGAAGAAATAAGCAACGGATATGCATGGAGAATACTAGATGAAAGTTGAAATATTTAGAAGAACAGTAAAAGATAGACGCAGAGGAGCAAGTTATGATCTCTTGCAATACATGGCTGAAGGTATACGAGCTTGTGGTGACGAACCTATAATGATTAATGAAACAAAGACTGGGGATTGGACTAAAGATGAAATGGAGCCAACAGCACCGATCGGTTGCATGTTTGGATATGGTGGCAGTAACCAAATGCATCACACAAAGGGACGTAGACGAGATCTAGTAGAACGTGCAAAGAAAAAAGGAATTAAAATAATAACATTTGACGGAGGATTACTTTCAAGTTTTGGCAATGTACACGGTGATAAACATCACTGGCGAGTTTCATTATTTTCGCCCATGAACAACGGCGACTTCTTGTCAGATAACAGTCCCCCTGATAGATGGGAAGCCGCGAAAGCTAGATGGAATGTTAAAAGTGAACCATGGAGAAAATCTAACCAAGATGATCCAATTATGTTTGTGCTACAACCTAAAGACAACTGGAGCATGAACAATCTCGATCCTATTGAATGGTTCAACGGAGTTTATGAAAAATTGAGACCTATGACCGATAGAAAATTTATTGTACGGCCTCATCCAAATCATGTTGCTCATATAGAAGAACGAATGAAAGAGTTTCCAGACGATGTAGAAGTTATTGTAGGACAAAAGTTCTTTCAAGGAGATGAAAAAAAGTATTATAGATTCCATTTCCAAGAAGCAATATCTAATTGTCATGCTGTTGTTACACATAATTCCACTGCCGGTGTTGACTCTTGTGTCCGCGGGATACCTACGTTTAATACCTCAGACCTTGCAATTAGTTGGCCAGTAGCTAACAAAGATTTAAACAACATAGAAACTCCGGAATATCCCGACAGAACTCAATGGCTAAACGATCTCGGATACAAACTGTGGAGTGAAAAAGAAATTAGAAATGGTACGGTGTTCAAAAGATTTAAAGAAAAGTTAGGAATGTAATGTGTGGTATATACGGTATAACCGAACACAATCCAAAATTTATAAAAGAATTTATAGATATATGTAAGCACAGAGGACCTGACGGATCGAGTGTTTGGCACAACGAAAATATAACTCTAGGGCATAACTTGTTAAGCATAATGGGTGAGCCAGGTGATGCTACACAGCCGTGGACAACACCTCAAGGAAACAAACTTGTTTATAATGGAGAAATCTTTAATTACTACGAACTAAAAGAAAAATATAAAGACTTTACGGACACAACCGGTTGTGATACCGAACTACTTGCTTGGGGACTAGATAAATTTGGCTTATCGTTTATTGATGAAATAGATTCTATGCATGGCTTTGCTTATTACGAAGTTAATAAAAACACACTTACATTAAGTAGAGACCATGCTGGTATTAAACCTGTGTATTATGCAGAGATTAAAGAAGGATTAGTTTTTGGTTCTGAGATAAAAGGAATGTTAGACAAAGTTCCTAACAGCAGAACAATGGATAATCTTGCTGTAAGTTTTATGGCAAGGACAGGAATCAATGCTTTACGCAATACATTCTTTACTGGAATAAAAAAACTATTAGCCGGAGAGACCATAGTATACAATATAGTCGATAAAAAAATTACACAAACACACAGAGTTTATATTAAACCTACAAGTAACAAACAATTTAATGCAGAAGAGTTTAGAACAAACGTAAAAAAAACAGTTGAAATGTGTTCAATAGGTAGGAGAAAAATTGGTGTATTCCTAAGTGGTGGACTTGATTCAAGCATGGTTGCTTATGAGTTAAAACAATTAAAAGGTGAAGCAAATACATTTACAAACAGAATGGAGCCTAATGTACAAGCAGATGAAGATTATAACAGTGACGCTAACTGTGCCAAGATAATCGCACAACAAAATAATTTTAATCATAAAGAAGTTGTAGCAACTCCTGAAACATTTATAGAATGCTGGGACGACAGCATATACTACATGGAACAGCCTGTATACAATCCTAGTATGTCGATGTATTGTTCTACTAATAAGTTTTTATCAGAGAACAAAATTGTAGTTACAATGGCTGGAGATATGGGTGATGAGATACTTGCCGGATATCCAAAGTACTGGAAAATGAAAAATCCACAGTGGCTACAAAAACAAATAGGTAAAACAAAAATAGAAAATTGGAACGATGTGTTAACACTATGGTTAAAAAGAATAAAACGTCCATTACAATTAACCGATAATCCTATAAGTGATGATGTACTAATAAAAGAATTTCGTAAATGCTATTCAGGAGAATTATGGAATTCTAATGATCCTATAGGATCATATATGGCTTTAGATTGTGTTGCACAAGTGCCAGAAGAAATGTTTAATAGAAACGACAAGTACGGAATGGCCTTCAGTATGGAAGGACGTTTCCCATTAGCAACAAAAATGTTTATGCAATATTGTATGAGTATGCACACTGATTCAAAATTAGGTCCTGATAAAAATGATACTAAAACTTTTATTAAGAAGGCATACCTAGGCAAATTACCAAACGAAATTATTAATAAAGTAAAAACCGGGTGGACTGTTCCTGTTGGGCATTGGCTGACTACTAGCACAAGTTCTAAATTAAATAAATTTTACAAAGAAAGAACAGGCGAAAATTCTAAACTAGATATAACAAAAGCCAGTCAGAAAGCCGGCAAGGCACTTATACCTGCATGGATTGTTAGTGATTGGATTAAAAAATACAACATGACTAGGTAGATTAAATATCAATATTATGAAAATTAAAGTTATCACATCATACAAGCCTGGCTGTTGGGAACAATACGGTAAGAAAGGTATTGAATCTATGGCTGAGCAGTTTCCAAAAGAAGTCGATATAGTTGTGTATGCAGAAGAGCCTAAACCTAAATGTAACTATGATAGAGTACAATGGGTCGACTTAAACACTGCCGAACCAGAATTATTTAATTTTAAAAATAAACATAAAAACGATCCTGTTGCAAAAGGAGAACTAGAAGAAATCGAAGGTGGAGTTAGACGACCTGCAGAACTACAAACCAAAGGTGGTACTGACAAAAACAAGGGATCATTTCTTTGGGACGCTGTTAGATTTTCAAACAAAGTGTTTTGTGTTGTAAATGCTGTGCGTAATGCTAAAGAGTATGATTATGTCGTATGGATTGATGGCGACACATTTTCATTTAGACCAATACCAATGGACTTCTTTGAAAAGCTGTTGCCTCAAAATACAATGCTAACATACTTGGGTCGTGAAAATCCAAAACTTAATGATGGTGGAAAATATCCTGAATGTGGGTTTGTTGGATATAATATAAAACATCCAGAGATACAAAACTTTATTAATGATTGGGAAAATCTTTATGTGACTGACAACGTTTTTAAATTGTTAGAATGGCATGACTCGTATGTATTTTGGCATTTGTCAAAAATATACAGAAAAGAAAAAAACATAGAAGTAAACGACATAGGATACTGGAAAGGTGTAAAAGGTCATCATGTGTTTGTTAACAGTGAGTTAGGACAGTATATGGATCACATGAAAGGCAAACGTAAAAAAATCGGTGCATCATCACGTAGTGATTTACGTTCTGAACCTACTGTTGAATACTGGAAACAATTAAAATAATATTTTATGAAGATAGAAGTTTGGACAGAATATGGACCACAAAACTCAAAACCCATATTCGACGCATTTATAAAGAGTTTGCAAGATGCAGGAGACACAGTAGTTCTCAATAGGTCTGCTAACGCCGATGTGGCAGTTATATGGAGTGTGCTGTGGCGTGGACGAATGGAAAACTATAAAAGGATATGGGATGAATACAGATCTACTGGAAGACCTGTTATTGTATTAGAAGTTGGTGGACTTAGAAGGAATGAAAGTTTTAAGATAGGCATCAATGGTATTAACAGACAAGCAGACTTTGCCAATCAAGAGTTTGATGAAAAACGATGGCCATTATTCAAACACACACTAAGGCCGTGGAATCCAACAGGTGATATAATTGTTATATGCGGACAACACGATGCATCAGAACAATGGAAAGGACTTCCAAAGATGTCAACTTGGTTTGAGCAACAAATAAGTGAAATTAGAAAATATACTGCTCGGCCAATACTTGTTAGACCACACCCTCGTAATACTATCCAATTTAAAGAAAGTGATTTTCAAAATGTTAAAGTTCGTTTACCTAAGAGAGATTTTAGAACTTATGATGATACTGATTTTAAGAACACATTAGAAAGAACATGGGCTGTGGTTAATCACAGTTCTAATCCTGCCATGGAAGCAATTATTAGTGGGGTTCCGGTATTTGTTTCCGAAGACAGTCTTTGTCATGATGTAGGCAATATAAAATTGTGCGACATTAATACACCAGCGATGCCTAACAGAGTAGGGTGGGCACAAAAACTTGCATACACAGAATGGTTTAAAGATGAAATCGAACAAGGACTACCATGGACGAGAATTAAAGCAAGACTAGAGGAGAAGTATCTTAAATGAAAACTATACAGCTTACCGGTAAGCCGGAAGTACATCTTATTAAATGGACACCATATGTAGGTGAGACTATTGTTGTAAACACAATAATACGTAAGGGACAAAAAATACAAGAAACAAAATTCTTCGAAGACAAAGTGAAAGCAGTACCTAGAGGAAATGCATATTGCATAGGTAATGGGCCTTCACGTAAAGGATTCGACCTAAACAAACTAAAAGCAACAGGACAGACGTATGGATGTAATGCATTGTATAGAGACTTTATACCTGACTTTATTTTTTCAGTAGATACTAAAGTAACAGTAAAAATGTGTGAGGACAAAGTTTATGAAAAATGTTTTCACTATACTCCTGCACTAGAAGTTAATAGAAAACAACACAAAGGCATGTTAAATCTTATACCTAACAATCCTCACTGGATCTCAGGTAACGCGGCATTCTGGACAGCCGGTGTGCATGGTCATAAAAATATCTATTTGATAGGATACGACTTTAGGGAATATGGCAAGGATCAGCTAAACAATATCTACCAAGATACAGAGTGCTATGGTGAGAGACATGCCGCGGATATATTCGAGGGATGGTTAAAACAGTTCAGAGATATGTTGAAGATGAGACCTTACGTAAACTATACAGTAGTACACGACAACCCACCCGAGTATATGAATCATTTACAGACAGGTACTGATCTAGGTAACAGTAAAGTTATAACGTATGCGGAGTTTGAAAAAGAACTAGCATCTAGCCAGACGTAATCCGGCCGCATTAAATTTGCTTTTCCAAGCAAAAAAGTTTGCATTGTGATTTGAGTAAGGATCTTTCAACCAAGTCATTTGGTATAGGTGCACCATTTCGTGTGCTAGTGTTTCTATAAAATCTTTCCATTTAGGAAACTTAAGATGTAATTCTATGTAATAGTCCACTTCTATGTGATAAGGTATAACACTTTGATCAAATTTACCTTTAGGTGTCTTTCTGTTGTCCCAATTAGCAACACATCTGCCCCAATCTCCGTGTATACTTTTTACATATAGTGGAACCATTGGCAATCTGCTATTGAATAGCATCTTATTCAAGTACTTGAACCAATGATATGATTGAGCTTCTGTGGGTCTATAGCCAACTGCGTTCTTGTGTCTAGTCAGAGTGTTTTCCAACTTGATCTTTAGTTGTTGCTTGACGTTTACACTTTTGCTTTTTATTTTTTTCATGGTTGACTGTATTACCAAATATGTTATACTATACTAATAATTATCTAAAATATGATGGACAATATGCATACAGATTTACCAAAAACCGTTAACGAAGCACTTAAAATATTAGCATATAATGATTATTTTTGGTCAGACCCTATTAAAGCTAATATTAAGCCCCACGGAAAAGACCAAGAAACTGTGAGATCACTAGCAGAAGCCCAATATGCCTGGACTGAGAAACAAGCCAAATTGGCCACAGTTATACTCAAAAGATACCTCACCAAGTTCCAAGCACACGGAATGGATATAAAAGCACTGCTAGATAATCCGCAGTACGATGAAGAATTTAGAGTTATCAGCTTTGATAAAAGCATAGAAAAATTTACAGACGATGACGGAGTAGATAAAATAGAAATTAAATTTCCATACACTAAAAAAATTATACAAATAGTTAGAGCATTAAAAGATCACCGTGGGTTACCAATGAACTACGCTGTATATGATGGTGATAAAAAAACATGGACCTTTACACAAAATGATGTTACTACATATTACCTAACATTAATTGCGGCAAGATATGACTTTAAATTTTTAAGTGAGTCACTACTAGACGAGTATGATGAGATCAAAAAAGAAATTATGGGTTTTAGAAAACCGTCAGCACGTGTTATCGGAGAAGAAGTAGTATTAAACAATGCTCCAGAATCTATGCAAGAGTATTGGGACAAGAATGTAAAAGGCAAAAAGGCATTACAACAAATAGATGCTTTAAAAAACCTCGGTATATCGACAAGAGGATTAGATGTGCCTGCTGATACCCCAATTGGAAAATTAGTAGCACACAACGATTATCATAAACTTTGGATAGACTCGGGAGGATACAACAGAGACGAAGTTGTACAAGGTCTGATAGAGCTAGATGCTTTCCCTATCATGATGCCAGTAAGTGGAGAGATTAATTCTAAGGAAGAAGTAGATGATTTTTGGTCTTGGCTACATGCATTTAAAAGAGCAGGTATAGACATACTGAATCAATGCTCGTGGGGTTTTGAAGTTAAAGAACCTGTATACGAAAAAAATCGAAGAGTACAGAATGACGAAATATTAGATAGACAAACTATTGTTAATAATAAAATATCTGAAATCATGTTCCAAAACATATACGAACTAAACCAAATGAGCAAACAATTTAAATTTATAAACAATGAAACTAAGGTTATATTTGTTAGAAACAGAATACCGAGAGCATTAATTAAAAGTAAAATAAAACCAAAAGCATCGTTAGTAGCATTGGGTGGTGGTTATTATGCGGCAGGTACTGATAACCTAAAAAGAATGCTTGAAAATCTTCCAAAAAAGTTGTATTATAGTAATCATCAGCCAAGTAGTTGGGATTGGCATGATCACATAATAGTAAAACTTTAATTATGAGCAGTTGTAAATTAGTAATCAAAGACGAAGTAAACGTCAAATTTGAAAATCTTTCATTAGATTGGAGGAAGAGACTATCTAATAAATTCAAATATGAGATACCGTATGCTAGACATCTACCGGCAGTGAAGCTAGGTCGATGGGATGGCAAGATATCGTTTTTTGGTCTAGGTGGTACAACTTACTTGAACCTAGTTGACCAAATACTTCCCATACTAGAAGACGGCGGAGTATATGTTGAGATGGAGGATCTTAGAGAACAACACAACTTTGAGTTTAAGGCTGTAGACAAAGATTATCTAAGTCATATCAAATGGCCTGCAACACACCCGATGGCAGGACAGTCTGTCGAGTTAAGAGATTATCAAGTTGAAACAATAAACAAATTTATAGAAAATCCACAGTGCATACAAGAGATAGCCACAGGAGCAGGTAAAACAATAATCACTGCGGCACTATGTCAACTAGTTGAGCCATACGGACGTACACTAACAATAGTACCAAACAAAAGTCTAGTAACACAAACAGAAGAAGATTTTATTGCTTGTGAACTAGATGTAGGTGTGTACTACGGAGACAGAAAAGAGCTGGGCAGATTTAACACTATTGCAACTTGGCAATCATTAAACATATTAGAAAAGAAAAGTAAAGACGAACACTCAGAAGCATTTGCAGAAGCAATAAAAGGAATTAACACAGTGATTATAGATGAAGTACACATGGCCAAGGCAGATGTACTAAAAAGATTATTAACAGGACCGTTTGCACACTGTGGCATACGTTGGGGACTAACAGGTACAGTTCCTAAAGCAGAATATGAATTTATGGGTTTGAAATGTAGCATAGGTGATGTCACACACAGAATTCAAGCAAGTGAACTGCAAGAGAAAGGTGTACTTGCAAACTGTCATGTAAATGTTTTGCAGACGCAAGACCATCCGATGTTTAAAACTTATGCAGAGGAACTGAAATGGCTAACTACAGATAAAGTTAGAATGAAATGGGTCGCGAATACCATTAAAGATATATCCTCATCAGGAAATACATTAATACTAGTTGATAGAATATCAGCTGGTGAAATATTACAAGAACAATTAGAAGATTCGGTTTTCGTATCCGGATCCACTAAAAATGTCGATAGGAAAGAACAGTACGATGAAGTGTCTACTGCAACGAATAAAATTATTATTGCAACTTACGGGGTCGCATCCGTTGGAATTAATATTCCTAGGATATTCAATCTTGTTCTTATTGAACCTGGTAAATCATTCGTAAGAGTCATACAGTCAATCGGTAGAGGCATTCGTAAAGCAAAAGATAAAGAGAATGTGCAGATATGGGATATTACCAGTTCTTGCAAGTTTGCAAAAAGACACTTAACGGCAAGGAAAAAGTTTTACAAAGAGGCAAATTACCCGTATAATATAGAAAAGATAAATTATGAAAATCCTTACACTAGATAACAGAACCTACAAGCTGGAAAAGATTCCAGAATTTGTAGATGAAAATTTGAGGTTTGCCGTATTGGATAACGCAGATCCAAACGAACCAGACTTCTTTTACATACCTTTAATATTTTTAGAATCATTTAATGCACCAGCGGCTGTGTTACAGATAGGCAAGTGGAAAATAAAAATGCCATTAGACTGGAAAATGTTAATAGGTGAAGCAGGACAACAAGAAATGCATGTGTTACCTATAACAAGTTTAAATGATAGAGGCTTTGATGCTTTTACATTTAATCCGTTAGAGAGTGTTAAGCCTGACTTTTATCCTATTGATGTTGTAGACATTTACACAGAAGTTAAATGGTACTTTCCTAAAATTAAATCAGGACAACTACTAGCAGTACCGCTAGAGAATAAAAGAAATCCAGTATGTGCTTACTTTGTAAAAGACATATCAAGACAATGCGAACAGATAGATTATGGCTCTTGCTGGTAGGAAAACAATTAAGATAGATGCACCAATAATCATTACTAGTGATGGGACTCCTGTATGGATGGACCGGAACTGGGCAGTAGACTTTTTTGATTGGTTGTCTCAAGTAAAATTAAATGATAAACTTTCAGGTTTACAACACATGAATAGTAAAGTAAAATTAACATTTGCATCAGCAAAAGACTGTACAATGTTCGGATTAAAATATGCCAGCAAAATCAAAAGAAAAAAGTAAAAGAAAGTTTTTTGAACTTCGTAATGGTCTTAAAGCAGTAGACTACAGAAACAAAGACTATTATGACAGAATCGATGATCATGAAAAGTCATTATACTCACCTTATATGTTAATGAGATATGCTTCAAGTGTTTCATCTAAAGATCAATTTTTTGTTGAACACTATGTTGAAATGGTTAACGAGTGTGTCAACAAACACTGCTTTACATTAGGCAAACACAAAAAGCTATTATGGATATTAACTGCTATGTGTGGTGCATTACAGAATCAATTCCATCCATGGATTAAACCAATGAAACGTGTGCCTAACAAGTCATTAAAACAATTACAACAAATCTACCCAACTTGGAAAGAAGCTGATTTAGAAACGTTGGACAAAATTATTACTGACAAAGAACTAGAGGAATTATTAGAAGCACATGGCACCCAGTCTAAATAAATGTACCTATTGCAATAAGGAGTTTGCGAAAGAACGAACTTTGCAAGTACACCTATGCGAACCTAAAAGAAGATATCTACAAAGAGATGAGAAGTGGGTAGTGAATGCTTTTATGGTATTTCAAAGATTCTATGAAGTGCATCAACACAATGCAAAAAAGCCAAAGACATATGAAGACTTCTGTGGGAGTTCTTATTATAATGCATTTGTAAAATTTGGTAGATTTATTATGCACATAAACCCGTTGTATCCTGAAAAGTATATAGACTATGTGCTACAATCAAAAATTAAATTAGACCATTGGGCTAGAGATGATCTGTACGAAGCGTATCTAATCGAAACATTAAAAATAGAACCAATCGAAGCGGCACTGCAAAGAAGTATCGCAACAATGATGGACTGGGCAACAGAACAAAACGCACAGTGGTCAGACTACTTTAGACTTGTTAACACTAATAGAGCAGTTGCACATATACAGCAAGGCAAATTAAGTCCGTGGTTGTTGCTAGGTTGCAAGGCAGGTAAGAAGATGTTAAAATCATTTAGTGACGAACAGTTACAAATAACACAACGATTTATTAATCCAGAGTACTGGGCTAACAAATTTAAAAGTTTTCCGGCCGACCATATGTTGGTACAAGACACAGCAAAGGAGGCTAGAATTGAGTAAGAAAATAAAAATTGAAATAGACGGTGAACTAGAATTTGACCTCGAAGAAGGAGATATGATTATACACATTAAACACGATGGCGAAGTTGGAAAAATTTGTATGCCTGAAATGAATCACAAGGTCGAAGTAAGCAAAGGATATCACAGGATGTTAGACTGTTTAGAAGTATTACAACCTGGAACTAAAAAGAAATTTGACCAACATTATGAAGCTAAAAGAAAAGGAACAGTACACTAATGCCTGATGTCGATATAGACTTTTTTGATAGAGACGGTGTATTGAAATTATTCAAACATACTCCTGCAACAATGATCAAAGGAGATAAAACAGAAAAACATAAGAGCGGTGTATACTTTCATGCTGTACCAGAACATCCAGTTACAGGACACAGTTCATTAGATTATAAAAAAGCCGAAGACAGAGGATACTTTAAAATTGATTGTCTTAATGTTAACCTCTACAAAGAAGTAAAATCAGAACAACATCTTGTTGAACTTATGATACAAGAGCCTGACTGGGATATGCTAAAAGATTCTACAGTTGTAGATCAACTGTTTCATTTAAACGGACACTTTAATATTGTAAACAAACTTGAACCTAAAACAATAGAACAACTTGCGGCTGTGTTAGCAATTATACGTCCTGCTAAAAGAGGACTAATGTACAAGGACTGGATTGATATAATGAAGGACGTGTGGATAAAACCTAAAGACGGATCATACTTCTTTAAGAAGTCACATGCTGTTGCATATGCCCAAGCAATAGTAGTTCAGATGAATTTGATTACCAAAGCTAAATATAGTTTTGATGCACAATCAAAAGACTAAAAAACTTTCCAAAAAACGTAAGAAGAAAAAAAGCTATCCTATGCCTTCGACTGAGTGTCGTTATCAAGCGGATAATCCACTGACGATATATTATAAAAAGTATATTGAAAAAGCTAAAGACTAAACGGGTCTTCTTACTAACTGAATGGTTCTTCTTTTAACTCGTTTCTTTGATATTTCAGAGAGTTTAACAGTTGGTCCGTGTACTATTTCAACGTCCTTACTGTTCAATGTTATTAGTGTAGATCTAAAATATCTAAAATCACCTTTTAAGAAGATGTTGATTGGTAATTTTCTGTTTGACTCGGTCCACCAAATATCACCGCATTTTAAAAACTTCATCTTATCTGCTGGTAACATTAAACGCCCATAATCATAGAAGCTGATAACATGTGCATCTTCGTTTTGTACTATGCCCACAAACTCTAAATCGCCCTTTCTGATCAGACTTAAAAAAGGAAATTTGTCTTTTAATGTATTAAAAATTTCATTCATTCTATATCTATAAATACTGTTAAATATGTATTATGCAAACAGTACAAAGGTATTTAATAAATCAAGTGGTAATTGCGTATCAAAGTGGTTATCATGGAAGGAACTCGAAAGTGTACGATAGACGGTTAACATTACATAGAGGGGTCACTAATCCTGTATCATTCACGTTTAAGAATGAGGATCAGAAGGCTCAGAATATAGTGGGCAAGACATACGAGTTTAATGTTATCGATACAGAGAGCAAAAAGAGTGTGCTAACACGGTATTTGAAAGTGCTAGACGACGGAAGCACTATTGCAACCAAAGGCACAGCATCTGTTGATGTTACCCCAGGAGACCTGCTAAAATTAGACGCTAAATTTTATAGTTTTAGTGTTAGACAGTTAATCACAGACGACGGCAGTACACTAATAACATATTCAGATACATCTTACAATGCCGCAGGAACA